TTGAGCGAGGCACCCTCCAGCAGGGACCCGACGCTGCCCTCGTAGCGCAGATGCGACCCCAGCTGGATCAGCGGATCGAGCGTGCCGTTCAAGCCCGAACGCTGCATCGCGAGGTCGATCAGGTAGCTACCCAGATTGCCCTCGTCCGCCTGCTTCTGCCACTGGTCGGGGGCGAACAGATACTGCCGCAATGCGGTGGTCAATATCCCTGCCGCCACCATGGTGCCCGCCATCGCCGCGGCATGCACCGCGGAGCCGCCGGCTGCCAGCATGCCGCGCTGCTTGTAGGCGTGCGCGATGTTGTCCATCGCCGGCTGCAGCACGTTGCGCTGGAACTGGTAGTTGAAGCTCATCAGCTGAAACGCCAGGCCGACGAACGGTGTCGAGGACATCGCCGCCCGGTCCACCTTGTAGGGGTCCTGGATGGTGCGGTCGGTCAGCCGCCGCGTGGCCAGGCTGTAGGCCCCTGCCATCGGGTCGGTCTGCAGCTGCCGCACGGTGGGACGGCCGCCCTCGAAATCGGTCATCCACTTGGTGAAGTCGCCGTGGATCGGGTCGTTCAGACCCAGCTCGCGGAACCACCTGGTGGCGGTGTCCTTGGCGGTGGCGTTGGTCCCCTGGTAGTCCCGGGACAGCTTGGCCAGGAAGCCGTTGGACGCCGCGGTGGCGGCGATGCGCTGCGAGTTGGTCAGCTGGGTGAGACCGGTGATCCGGTAATACTGGGTCATGAACTTGTTGAGTGCCGGGCTGTCGGCATAGTTGGCGCTCATCCGGTTCAGCATGATGCTGTCGTGCATCGCGCTGGTCACCGTGCCGAGATACTGCGCCATCTCGGTGCGCTCGCGGGCGGACGCCGTCTTCATCAGCTGGCCGAATTGGTTGGCGAAGGTCTCGAAACCTACCTTCATGCTGCCGGTGGCCAGCGCCGCGTTCATCGGCTCGGCCAGCGCGGACCACGCGGCGCGCGGCATCAGCGCGATGCTGCCGGCGGCGTGGATGACGTTGGAGAACTTCATCAGCCCCGACATGCCGCGGGTGTTCTGCTGCCCGGTCACCGCCAGCATCTGCTCGTGGAACCAGTTGGCGTCGTGAGTGTTCATCGCCAGGTTGTCGTGAACCTTGGCCATCAGCGCGTCGAGGTCCTCGCCGTGGGCGCCGAACCGCTCGGCGAACGCGATGCGACGGGCGGCGGCGTGGAAGTAGTTAGGCAGCGCATCGGTCGGACTGGTGCGCATGAAATCGCGCATGATCTGGTCAGCTTCTGGGGGCAGCACCCGGGTCTTGAGATACTTGCCGGATGGTCCCGCGGTGTCGAAATCATGCAGCCCACCCGCCATTAGGTTGTGCAGCCAGGCGTTGGCCTCCAGCGCCGACGTGTGGTCCCGCAGCATCGGGTGGGCGTCTTCCGCGATCTGCCGGGCCTGGGCCTTGAGTTGCGTCTGTTCGGTCGTCAGCGCCGGGTCGGGACCAGCCTTCAGGGCTTCCTCGATCTCCGTCTGGCGCCGCAGGTTCTTGCGCAGCTCGTTCATGTGTTCGGCGAGCGTGCGCACGTCGCCGCTGCCGCCGCGAGGCTCGATCTGCCGATCAGCCTTGGACAGGGTGGTCCACTTTTCCAACAAGGCGGTCGGATCAGACCCTGGGTCGCCCAGCTCGGTATCGAACATATTGGAGTGCAACAGGTGCGCCTGTTTCAGGAACGTCAGCTTGCTGGTCTCGTCGGCGGTCGCCTTGAAGGCGTCATACATCCGCGGATAGTAGCCGCTCCTGGCATAGCCCACGTCGATGCCGACGTCGTAGGTGGCCCGCCAGACTTCGTCCATCAGCTTGCGCAGGCGACCCCCGGCGGTCAGCAGGTGTTCCGGGATCGCCCTGCTGGGACCGGTGGGCGCGTTGGGGTTCAGCGGGTAGCGGGTCTCGCCGGTGGTCAGGAAGTGCCGGAGCATGTCGCCGTCCTGCACGCTCATCGCGTCGGCATTCTTATAGCCGGCGCTGGTCAGGATCTTGGCGAACCGGTCGGTCCAGCCGCGAGCGTATTTACGCACCGCTTCCTCGAAATGCTCCGGGGTGTAGCGCCCCTCGCCTGGGGCCGCGGCCACTCGGTCCAGCATCTCACGCAGCAGGGGTTTGACCGCGTCGGGGGCACGCCCGATCACCGTCTCCATGATGCCGTGATGCGAGAAGGTCGTTGACCGGGCGTAGTCCGCCATGCGGCGATACCAGGGATATTCGCCGGTGGGGCGTGACGCGTCAGTTATGGCGGTGGCGTTCAGCAGGCTGTTGATCAGGGTCTTGGTCTTGTTGACCATGCCGGTGGCATCGCGCACGCCCTGCGGGTCGGCCCCCGGTGGCACCGTCGCGCCATAGTGCAGATCGTCCGAGATACCGAGGTTGGCTGGTCCCTGCGGGGTCTTGCCGTTCGACAGGACGTTCTCGTTGCGCATCGTGTCGTGCAGGTCCTCGAACGCCTTGAAGATGTTCATGCGGTCTTCGGCCTGCGGGTAGTAGTCCTTCATCATGCGGTTGGTTTCCGCGATGTAGGCTGCGTCCGGCATCACCGCGCCGCGGGGGTCGTGGCCGGACGCTTCCATCTTCCAGGCCATCCAGGCTTCGTGGGCACGCGCGAACAGCTCGGCCGGGTCGGCATAGTAGCCAGGCTTGGGAGACCGCCGCGCGCCTTTCAGATACTCGGTGGGTGTGATGCGCAGCCGGCCGCCGGCGGCTTCCAGCAGGGAGAGCTGGCGCTGCGCCTCCAACGCCGCCTTGGTCGGGTTGCCCAGCCGGTCGGTGGCCTCGCCTTGTTTCTGCAGGCTGATCTGCCGCGCCGCCTGGGCCGCCTTGTCATAGAACATCGTGTTCATCAGCCGCGCCACGGCGCCCTGGACGCCGTCTTTGGGGTCGAGCTGACCGGCGCGAGCGTAACGGGTCAACAGTTGGTTCATGATGCTTGGGTTGCCGGTCAGGCGTTCGGCCAGCTTGTGGTCCATGGCGTGCGCCCACTCGTGGCCGAAGCTGTTGGCGCCGCCGGTGATGCGGATCTCGCCGGCGGTAGAGTATTGGCCGTAGTAGCCCTTCGAGCCTTCCGGATCGATCACCAGCCTGAGCCGCCCGAAGTCGCCCGCCGCCTCGTAAGGCAGGCCCAGATCGCTCATCAGGTCCTGCGTCGCCCGCGTCATGTCCAGCATGGCATCGCGGGCGATCTTGCGGTCAACCGGGGACGGTTCGGAGCCTTCCTGGCGGCCCTCCACGGCGACGTCCCGGAAGCCCAGGGTGTTTTGCATGTGACGGGTCAGGACGTGGATCTGCTCTTCCATCGGCCGGTTGACCATCACGCGGGGGTCCTTGCCGGCCTGCTCGAACACGCTGTCGTAGACGCTGGTCCCGTTGTTGAACTTGTAGTCCCTGACGTGGTCGGCCTCTGCCCGGACCTGGGGTGGTCCCCGGAACGGCTGCGTGCGCCCGCCCACTCGCGGACCGCCCTGGCCCTTGGCCTGCAGAGTTTGTTCACGCGCAGCGATCTGCTGGTCCAGGCCCCGGAAGCGCATGGGTTCGGTTTTCGGGTCGTTGCGGGTCGCGATCAGGCGATCCAGCTGCTGGTCCCCGGTGGGGGCGTGCGTGGTCCCCGGGACCACTGGTTCAGCCCGATCCGAAAGTGCAGCGCCTCGCTGCAAGTTTTCTTGTGGTGGTCTACCTTGGATATAGCCCTCTACATCTTTCGGGTCATAGCCAAGAGCCAGTCCCAGTGCGCGATCCCGCCCGGGGCCGGGTTCCATCGCGTGAGCTTCGGCGACCTGTTCGGCTTGCGCGCGCTGACCTGGTTTGAACCAAACACGCGCGTCGGGGCTGCCTTCGTAGGTGGGAAACTTGATCGACTGGAACTTCGATAATTCATCCCCGCGATGCAGCCTGGCGGGCGAACCCTCCGCATTCATGAAAGTCGCTTTGTTCCCGTCAAGGAACCACAACAGAGTGCCATCAGCGGGCTTGTCGCCGCGTTTCGCGGCATCGTTCATCGTGCCTTTGTTGAGCTGCGTCGCCAGCGCGTCGAAGTGCTGCTTGGCCCCGGCCGCATCAGCTGGGGCAGCAGACGCAGCAGCTGTGGTTTGAGTTGCGTCTACGCCGCCGGCGGTGGTTGTTTCGGCGGGTGATGCAGCTTGACCAGCTTGCCCTTGGTCTGTCGGCGGTACTGCCTGAGTATCTCCAGCGCCCACGCCCGTATCGCCGGGGCGCTCACCACTTGGCTGTTCGCCGGGAAGTCCCGCAGCACCTGTCTTGCCCACTGGAGTTGCTGGTTCGGGTCGTCCGGCAGTGCTACCAGATCCGTCATCCGGCGGAACGATAGCAGGCTCGGTGGAGGCTGGCGATGGGGTTTCAGTTTCAGTTTGAGTCACCACCGTGGCCGGGGGAGGTGGAGCCGTTTCTGACGGCACTGGTGTTTCAGATGCAGGAATGGCTGGCGCAGCCTGGGCTGCCAGAGCCTCCACCGGAGGTGTCACCGGAACTGGCTCAGTCGTTTTTTCGGGCGTTGGCACCGGCGCTGGCTCAGTGGTTGGAACAGCATCGGGCGGTGTTACCACCGACGTTGCTGCGTCAGGCGCTGGCACTGGCGGCACAGTTGCAGTCTCGGGTGGTGGTTCACTAACCGGAGGCGTCTCCCCCGGAGGTGGTGTTCCGCCCGGCGGCGGCGTTTCACCCGGCCTGACCGCCCTGTAGACCCGTCCCCCTACCTGGTGCCCGACGCCGAACGCCGCCCCTGTGGCGATGTCCTGGCCCAGACCCTCGACCATCTGTTCGCCCGAGGGCAGCGGCTCGCCCATGACAGCAGGCACACCCACCCGTCCTGCCGCACCCACCGCCGGCTGGGTCACGAAGGACTGGAACAGGATCTTGCCGATCACGCTCTTGAAGGGGGCTAGCTCGAACAAGGGCGCCGTGGCGGCGCCGATCGCGCCGGTCGCCAGGGCATGCTTGACCGTGTAGTCGACCGCCTGCTCGTGGGTCATCGTGCCGGTCTGCATCGCGGCCTGGTAGGTCGGCACCAGGTCCTGCAGCAGGCTGGTCCCGCCGACACCCAGCGCAGCGCCCACAACACCGCCCACGGGACCACCCACGGCGGTTCCGGCCGCACCCCCGGCGAGACCAGCGCCGATCACCGGGGCCGAGTGACCGATGCCGTAGCCCAGCTCGTTGAACCAGCCACGGGTCGGTTCGGGTTGGGCGTTCGGGTCGGTGGTGAAGGCGTTGCCGGTGGCCAGCTGGGCCGCTTCTCGCCCTGACGCGCCGACGCCCGAAAGCAGCCCACTGAAGAACCCGCTTTCCTGCGGGGGCGCCGCGGGTTGCGGGGTGACCGTCGTCGAGAGCGACGTGCCGTCGTCCGGCAGAACCTGGGTCGCCACCGGTAGACCGCTTGGTCCCAACACTGGCGCCGCGGCCGGAGTTGGCGCGGGATCTGGAGGTGGAAGCGGTGCCGCCGTTGGCGCCGGGGCGGGCAGAACTTCCGTTGCCAGAGGTAAACCGCTTGGGCCGCGCGGCAGCACGGGCGCGGGCGCGGGCGCAGGCGTCGGGGCCGCGGTCGGTGCCTCGTCATCCGGCAAGACCTGAGTTGCCAAAGGCAACCCGCTCGGTCCCAGTGGCAGGTTCATGCCGTCAGGCATTGTTGGTCCCGAAGAAACGCTGATTGTAGTCCTGCATCGGTTGCAGCGCCCGAGTGATTGCCGAGGAAAGGCCGCCGCCCCCGCCCGCGGCATTCATCAGCGACGCCAGCAGCATCGGGTTTTGTCCCTGCGCCTGTTGCGGCGCAGGGGCTGGAGCTGCCGGTGGTGGCGCCGCAGGTGGGGGCGCCGGGGGTTGGTCCCCGAACGCCGCCAGCTTGGCATCGCCCGGGTTGGCCGAGATGTAGCTGGACAGCGCCGGGTTGCACCCGGGGCAGGTCCAGTCACCGATGCCGCGTTTCGCCACCGCTTGCTGAAACACCGCGTCCTGCACCGCCGGAGGCGCCGCTGACGCGGTAGGGTAAGCCGAGGTGTCGATCCCCAGCTGCGAGCCATACTGGCGCCAGGTGGAGGGCACGAACTGATAGGCGCCCGCCGCACCCGAGGACGGGTTCACCGCGGTATAGTTGCCGCCGCTCTCGAAGTGCTTGACCAGATCTGCCAGGGACTGGAACGCCATCAGCCACCGCCGCCTGCGGTCACCGATGGTAAGGGAAACAGGAAGCCGCCCCGGACGACGCCAGGCTGGTTGGTCCCCGGGACCAGCATGCGGGTGCCGTCCGGTTTGCCGGGCGCCTCCGCCACCGCGCCCGATGGGGGTGTTGCCTGAACTGCGGTGCGCGGCGCCGGCGCTGATTTACCCGCCGTTGGCCGGCCTGGCGCTGTCTGCACGCCCGGGTTCGGCGCCGCCGGCGGCGCATAGGCCGGATTGGGTAGGCGCTGCGGACCGAACAACGCTGTCACGGAGCCAGGCGCCCCGGGCGCCGCGACCGTGGGCGGAACCTGTGGTCCCGGCTGTGGTCCTGGGGGCGCCTGTGGTCCTGGCTGGGGCTGCGGCGTGACGTTCGACCCAGCGCGTGGTCCCGGCTCCGGGTTGAACGCGGTGGGTGCCCCCGGATTGTTCGGGTTTTTCTCGTCCTTGCCGCCGACCCAGAGATGTGGGGTGGTCGTGCCTTTGCCGTCGTAGTTGGGCGACACGGTCAGCCGGGGATCGGTAACCCTGCCCCCGGCCGTCGAAATGATACCGCCAGCGTTGCGCAGTGCCTCGACCTGGGTGGCTGACGGCAGATCGCCGCTTTGCTGCAGCGCCTGCACCGCCATGCGATGGGCCGCACCCGGGTCACCGCGGGTAGCTGGATCACGCATGAACCGCGCGGTCAGTGCCTGGATCTGAGCCTGCATCTTCGGCGAGAACACCACCGGGGCGCTAACGTAACCCGGGCTGGTCAGGCTGCCTTTTTGCGCCTGCGGGTAGATCTCCTGATCGAGGCTATGCGCCTGCGCGCCCTGCTGGAAACTCTCGTTTGCCGTCATCGGCGCCTTCGGCGCCATCGTGCCGTAAGGTATCCAGCCCTGATCTGCCGCATCCCCTGCAGTCATGGTGCGCACATGGGTCGGATCAGGATCATCCGGCTTCACATAGGTGCCGATCGCGCCGCGCTGGGTCTGGTTGATGTCCGCGGTCCCTGGCGTGTAGAGCCGGGTCTTATTCTTTTGCGCGTCCTCCGCGGTCGAACTGACAACCGGCCCACCGGGGACCGGCTGCGTCTGGACCGGCGCGACGGCGGCACTGAGCCGCGTGTTGGCCAGTGTTGCGTCGTAGCCCTTCTGCCCCGGCTTCAGGTCCCTGCGCGGGACCAGGACCTTGTTTCCTTGATCATCCACGCTATCCACCAACGCGTCGCCGCGTGCCCTGTCCGCTTCCTCGTTCCGCATGCGTTCCACAGTGGCGGCACTGCTCGCACCGATATTCGCCACATCACGCGATGCCTGGTTGGTCATCCCCGTGGTCGTAATAGCGGTCCGGCTGCTAGTGTCCTGGTTGATGATCGACGGTTCGGCCGCACCCATCATGTGATGGTAGGTGTTCTCGTCGATCCGGCCGGTGTCATACATGCTGCTGATCATGGACCGCCATTCCAGCATCGCCTGGTTGGCATCGTGACCCGCGCCCACCGCCATCGCCACATACTGCGCCGCGGTGATCATCGGCTTGGCCGGCGAACCATCGGCGTTGGCGGGACCAGTGGTCTTGGTCCCACCACCTGGGGGCGTGATGCTGCCGGGATGGAACACCCCTGAGACCGCGTCATTGGTCGGCACGCTGCCGTCCGACGCAGTGTTGTTGGGCGCCGGGGGCGCGCCTGCCCCCTGGGCCGGTGAAGACACCGGCGGCGGCGTGCCCTGATCCAGCCGCACAGTGCCGCCGCCATCAGGAACCGCGCCCCCGCCCCCGGCGAACAGGCCGCTTAACCCTCCTGGGGCCATGTTGGCGCCCACCGTCCCCGCGGCCGGCGCGGCAGGAGGCGCTGGCGCCGCGGCTGGCGGAGGTGCCCCCGCGACTGTCGCACTGAGAGTGGGTGGCGCTGCCGCCGGGGGCGCCTGGGAGGGCACATAGGACCCTGGCGGCTGCATGATCGGCGGCATGTTCGGGCCTTCCGGCGACGGCGCGTAGCTCGTCTGCGGCATCGTCAGGGTCGAGGCGGCCGCGTCCAGCCCTTGCTGATGCGCCATCTGGTCGCGCAGCTTGGAGCTTTGCAGCTGCTTGTTGCGCTGCTCGGCGCCGTAGTAGCCGGCCTGGGCGACCCGGGTCGGGTCCGGGAACAGCGCCCCGCCTAGGCTGCCCAGCCCCTGATCCCACGCTGCGTTACCGGTGTTGATGGCGGGACCACCGCCGCTGGCGAGTGTGGGCATGTCAGATCACCTTGTTGTCGGCTACGGTCGGCACGTAGGCTTGACCAGGCAGCAGGCCCTTACCCAGGCCGCCATAGTAGGCCGCACCATACAGACCCAGGTTACCCACCCCGGAGACGATACCGCCCAGGCTTTGCTGGTAGGCGGCGTCCTGCTTGGCCTGGGCCGCCTTGTTCGCTGCCAGGGTGGTGGCGTCGCTCTGGCCCAGATTGGCGATGTCGACGGCATTGCCGTAGCTCAGCCCGGCGGCGTCCAGGGCGTTCTGGCCCCTGGAACCGATCAAGCCCAACTGGGTCTGCCCCTCGCCCGTGGCGGCGCCGTAGGCCACCTGGGAGGGCAGCAGACGGGCGGCGCTGCCTGACCGCAGCAAGGCTTCCGCGGTCTCGGCCGGCATGATGCCGGTCTTGTTCGCCGAGACCGCCAGGTTCACCGCGTTGGTGGGCGCGTCGTAGGCGCTGAGCGTGCCGATCTTGGAGCCGTAATCCCGGATATTGGTGGCAGCTTCCGCGGTGCGGCGGGCGCCGGCGGCGCGGTTGGCTGGGTCATTGGCCACCGCATTGGTCCCGCCGGACGGGTCGGTCGGCTGTGGTCCCGCCGGGGCGGGCGGCATGTTGGCCGCCAGCAGGGTCTGGGCCTGGGTCTGCCGGTCCTGCTGCGCCTTGGCCAGGCTGGCCGCATTGGTCTGACCGAGTAACAACTGCGCCTGCTGGTCCCCGGTGGCACGCAAGCTGGCCGCCTGAGTGTTCTCGGTGTCCAGCACGTCCTGGTAGGACTTCAGCGCGCCCAGCTGGGCCTGGCCGGATTGTCGGGAGGCGGCCTGCTGGTCCTGGAAGGTCTGTTCCATTGCCGAGGTCTGCCCGGCGGTCTGCGCCAGGCCGGCCTTCAGACGCTGGTTGAACGCCTGTTGCTGGGCTTGCGAGGTGGCCTCGTTTTGCGCGGCGATTGCGTTGGCAGCCTTGCTCTGCGCTGCCGACGACTGCGCCGCGCCATAGAGCGAAGCCCCGGTGCCAATCGCAGCCGAGGCGATCGTTGCGACGGTTGCTGCTGTCGCCGCTGAAACACCCATGGTTCAGTTCTCCAGACCAAGCCGATATAGACGGCCAAAATCTTCGGCCCCCATCCGGCGATAAAAGGAACCAAGTTTTGGTCCCGCACCGACCACGCCGGCGCGCATCTGCACGTCGCCGACGCCCTTTTCCCGCAGCGTTTCCGCTGCCACTTGTTGCAGCTTCAGCCCGAGGTTCTTGATCAACGGCGAGACAAAGAACGCCGTGTGGCACGCAGTCAGCTTGTCCTCGTCTTCCATCGATGGTCCAACCACGGTCATCAGGTAGCCGAACAGCCGGCCGTTGCTGCGCGCCGAGATAATCTGCAAGGCACCCATCTCATCGAGCTTCCGCATGAGCGGCACGTTGAAAGCAAGGTGAGCATCCGGTGATCGGTCGGTCAGCACACAGTGTTCCCGGACCAAAGGCAGCGCCTCGTCGTAGGACGCCATCGTCTCCTGATGAAACGTCACGCCGTCGATTTCCGGTGGCCGGCACATGAGGCTGAGCATGCGATGCTTGGCCTGCTTAGCGACCTTCTCCAGCTGCGTCCGGTGCGCCATGAAATAACGCACCGTGTGATGCAGATTGACCTGCATGTTGGTCTGATCAAACGTCTGCCAGCGGGCATGATCGTGCCGATACGGCAGGCAATGCTCGAACAGCGCGGCACACTTGGTCTCGTCTTGCAGTTCATCGAAGGTGAGCGACCGCACGCCTGGCACGCGATGCTCGATCTGATCCAACTTGTGATCCAGCCGCCGCATCAGTGGTCCCAGGCTGGCGTCGAACGTCACGCCGGTCGCCACCAGCGAGCGCAACACTTCGTCCACCGGGCGCCTGATTGTTACAATCCGCACGTCCGGCTGGTAGTGCAACAACAACCGCCAGAAGGGCGCCCCCGCCGTCTCCACCGATCCGGTGCAAGGCTGCGCCAGCCATGATTTGACGTCATCCAGCGAGCGGCAGTGGCGGATCTCGTCATGGCCGCACTGCCAGTCGCCATAGTTCAACAAGCAGGACAGCCACCGAGACCGGCTGCGCGGCAACGAGAAGACGACGAACGGCGTCATCAGTTCTTCCCTGTGCTGGACTGGCCAGGCGGGTTCGCACCCAGGCCGCCCGCAGCGGCGTTCCGGTAAGCCCCCAACGCCACGTTCGATTGCAGCCCGCCCAGGTAGCTCCCGGCGCTGCCCAGCACGTTGGCGAAGATGTTCGACAAGGGCGACACCGTGGGCACGCCCGTCAGCGAGGACGTCACGTCCCCGGCCTGGCTGGAGACGCCCGATATGGCGTTTTTCTGGGTATTCAACGCCGCGTTGACGTCCTGCTCGGAGGACCCCGCGATTGGTGAGCCGATGCTTTCTGAGGATGTCACCTGGCCCAGCAAGTTTTGCTTAGCCCCGGCGACTTGGGCCTGTAGCTGGTGTTCCGCCGACTGCGCGTTAGCGGTCTGCAGCGCAGTGGCGCGCCCGGCGTTCTCGTCGATCAGGCCCTCTTGGTTGACCCCGGCCTGGCTGGAGGAAATCCCTTGTCGTGCCAGCTGAAACCCCAGGTTCTTCTCCGCGATATTGCGTTGGTAACTAATATCGTCCTGCGCCTTGGACATATAATCCTGGGCGTATTGGTTGAAGTAATCCGGGCTGAACTTGCTGAACGCGTCGTTGACCTGCTGGGTGCCTTGTCCCAGCAGGTTGGCCCGTCCGGTGTCATACTCGCTTTGCCGGCTGGCCTGCTCCTGCGCTTGCTGGATCTGCTGATCATACTGGGCCTTTTGCTGATCAGCCTGCTGCTGGTTGAACGTCTGCTGCTGGTCGGCGATCTTCTGCTGCGCCGCGATCTGCCTGTCGCTCAGATCCTGGCTGGCCATGGTCTGATATTGCGACACCGTGGTGGCGCCGCGGTTAAAATAATCCTGCGGAATACCAACATCAACCAGCCCCCACTGCCCGGTCGTGGTGTTCTGCATCCACTGCTGCGTTGGCCCGCTGGGGGCGCTGCTGCCGCCGTGTCCACCTAAGCACAATGTCTTACCCTCCGGCCGCCGGTCTGCGTCAGGTCCCAGGTATAGAGCAGGAAGTCCTCGCGGTTGCGGCCATAGCCCTGCAGCAGAGCCTCGACCTCACCGCCGATCAGTTCGATGAACGCCCGCCCATCCATGTTGGACGCCAGCGCATAAGCTTCGGCGCGATGGTAGTTCGACCGCTGCAGCGCCGGGATGATGTAGGTGCGCGCCCAGTGCGCGATCGGGCGCACAGCTTTACGATAGTGGTCAGTCCCGAACGCGCCGCAGATCACCACGCCAGGCCGCACCGGGACCACGCCGCTGACCGCGATCGGCTCGCCGTCCCAGGACCACACCCGCCACAATGGTCCCGCGTTGGCGGTCACGTTGTCGATCAACGCATCCTCGTCGTCGTCCCAGCGCAGCGCGAAGATCTCACGCCGGTCGCGGTCGCGCAGGTTGCGCACGATATGGGTGATCCCCGCGCGGCTGGCCTCGTGCATGCGGATCATGTGATCGAGTTCGGGTTCAAGGGTCGTTGCGCTCACTTCACCACCCCTTCCTGCAGGTTCAGATGCACCGCTGAAAGGGTCGCGGGACCAGGCGCCTGGTGCGTCATGTGCAGCCCAAAATGCGTGCCATAACCGGCAAACGGGATGCTCATCAGCCCGTAAGTATTATCCTGCACCGTGGCGCACAGCTCGAACGCCTCAGTGTTGTTGGGCAACATGCCAATGTTAATTGCCCATTGGCCCTGGCACATCACGTCCATGGATTTGATGCGCTTGTTCTCGGTCGGGCTGTCGGCGTGCATGTGCGGCGTGCGCACGGTGACCGCGGTGCTGTCATATTCGTTGCCGGCGAGGCCGCCATACAGGTAGATGTTGTTGTTACTATCATTCACGAACATCTGGGTGCCGACCAGCGCGAAGTTCTTCACCAAAAAACCGGTCCTAAAGGTAGACCAAGCGGTGATGTTGCCGGCGGGGAAGTAAGACAGCACGTAAATTGTTTCGAGATAAGATAACCAGTAACGCCCTTGAATTGGCTGCACGATCGCGTCGCACCATGCACTGTAGCCAGGCTGCACGCGGATCGCTTCAATTAGCAGGGGATCAATCGCCGATCCGACGTCCGACACACTGGCTGCCAGATTGATATAGAGCGCCTTCAGGCTGCGCACACCGCTGTTGGACAGGAACAAGACGTCTCCTGTGCCGAACTGCACCATCGAACGAGGCGCATGCACGCCGATCCTCAGCAACTGACCCAACGTGTCGTTGGTCGGGTCAGGATCAAGCGTCCACAGCTGGGTTTGCAGCCGCGCCGAGATAGCCATCTGGTTGTAATAAACTTCCATGCTGACCAGGCTTTCAGCATCCGGGTCGTTGAGGGCCAGATTGATAAAACCGGCTCCTGGCTCGGTTACCGAGGCCGGATCATTCTGTGCCGGGTTATTCACGCCGGAGAAGCGCAGATAATCCCCGTCGATCCGATACATCTTGGACTTCCAGGTGCGGGCGTACTGACCGCTGCTCAGGCTGCTATCTGCCTCATGCACCAGCACATCGGCATACCAGCAATACCAGCGCGTGGCGCTGTAGCCGCAGACATAGAACGCGGTGCCGAACGCTTCCACGTCCGCTATCCAAATGATCGCTTCTCCCGGGTCCTGCAAAAAATGCGGCACGATCGGCACTGGCGTTATGCCCGGCGGGATCGCCGCGGCAGTGCCGACACAGAACGCGTGCAGGCTGCCGGCCTGACCGACCAGATAACCCCAACCCGCCGGCATCGTGGTCATCGGCACGAAGGCAAGCCGCTTCTCGATCTCGCCACCCTGGTTGATCACCGCATTTTCCAGGATGCGCAGCGAGCCGCCCGGCGCGGTCAATGGCGTCTTGCGGACGTCAAGGCCCTCTTTGAAGTCGGTGACCGAGAAGACCTTGCTGCCCTGCGCCATCTAGTGTGGTCCGGGACCAGAGCCATAGCCCGGGGGCACGTAGTCCAGACCCAATACCGGCTGGTGCCCGGGCCGCGACTGGGCATCGCCGCCGCCGCCGCCGATCACGATGGGACGCACCTTCTTGTGGCTGAACTGACGCACGCGATGGCGCCGCATCGCCTCGTTGGCTTTCTGGAGTTTCAGCGTGGCGTCCTTGGCGCCGTCGCGCTGCAGGATCTCGACCGCCGAAAACAACACAATGAGGTTGTCCGGCAGCGTAGATACGTCGCTGTCGTTGATCATCTTGGTGACGGTCTTGGTCCCGCGCACCCGGATGATGGCGTTGGCGTCGATCGCGCTGGCATCGGGGACCGGCCACAGCTCGATCATGTTGCTGTCGGCGTTGTGCATCCACTTGCGGGTGGGCCACGCCTTGAACCCGGTATCCGAGTTCCACAGCACCATCTCGTAGGGGCCGATGCCGTAAGCCAGCTCGTTGTAGACCGTGTTGATCAGCACCCAGATGTTGGTGATGTCATCGAACGCCAGGTCGGACGGATAGGCATAGTAACGCCCACCGTCGACCAGCTTGATGTCGCGATCGATGATCAGCTGCGGCCAGTCATAATCCTGATACAGCTGGATCTGCGTGCGGTTCAGATAATACAGCAGCGTGTCGCGGTCGTTGATGCCGTGCGCGACATTGGTCGAATGCCCTACCTCCGCTCGGAGGTCTGTCAGCATGTCGCGCAGCTGTTTAGGCGCCACGGGCCGCTCGGTTGGCTAAGGCCGCGCCGCCGCCGGATTTCGGCTTGTAGTTCGGCGAGTGACTGCCGCCGGCGTTCACATCCGGCAGCTGGGTCAGCGGTCCCGCGGTCGACGCGCCGCGGCCGCTGGTGTCCCGCACGATGTGCGCCAGGTCCTCCGGGCGTATCCGCTTCGGCCCATCCAGGCCCAGCTCGATGGCACCCTCCACGTCATCCACGTCGTCCTGCGCGTGGGCCGCGATCTCGTCCACGGTCGGCTCGGTCTCCCGGGGCAGGTCTGGCGCGTCCAGCACCGGCACCTGGCTGTCCAGGTAGGTGAACTCGCCGAGAGGCCGCAGCTTCGGGTCAGGGCTGTCGGGCTTGGTCGGGCGCGGCTTGTAGATCGGCAGCGTGCAGCGCGGGACCGAGGCGTCCGACACCGGCAGCCGCGGCCGATTGCCGGGGTAGACCGCCTGCACCGTCTCCGGCTGGTAGATCGTCTGCAGCCGCTGCAGCACCTCGTCGTTGCTGGCCTCCCAGGTGCCCACCACGAAGATCTCGGTAATGGCTTCCTCGCCGTGGATGAACTGCAGAATGGGCAGCTCGGGGAACACGATCGGCCGGTCCCGGTGACGGTAAACCTGGTTGCCCTGGTCCCCGCCGAGGGCGACCATGCAACGCAGCAGATGGAACGCGGGCATTTAGAAACTCCTATGTAAAACGAGGCAACGCGTTTCACGTGAAACGCGTTGCCTCTACTGTGTTTATGCTATAGCCACCACCAGTGCAGAGTTCACTTGTTGGGCAACCATTTGCCCTGTGTGCGTCATCGACTTGTAGATGACGAACTGGTTGTAAGGCCGCGACGGCGTGAACTTGTGGTCCCACTCGCCGTCCTGCTTCATCAGGTAGATGTGCCTGGGGTCCCACCAGTAACCGAACTTCGCCCGGCCGAGATCGTCCAGGGTCGGGTCGTATTCGATGGTGCAGTTCATGAACTTCAGCGACCCCATGCTGCCGTCCTGGGGACCCGTGAAGCCGGTCATCGTGTAGTTGCCGTTGGCGCGCAGCTCGATCTCCATCGCGGAGATGAACGAACTGCCGGCAAGGAACTTCGACGGTCGGCCGCCGTAGCGGATCAGCTGGCGGTATTCCTGCTGCAGGAACTGCAACAGCGCACCGCCGTTGGTGGTGGCCGACGTCACCGCGCCGCGGCCGCCTGCGGTGCCGAATGCCGGTGTCGCCGACCGGTTCTGCCACCAGGTGTTGGTCGACCGCGCCAGGCCGCCCAGATTGCCCGCGTTCGGCACGTCAACGATGATCGACTGCAGACCGGCCAGTGCCTTGGCATCACCCGTGCCGTCAGCCCACATCAGGTTGTTCATGCTGCGGGCGTATTGCTCGCCGAAGTCTTCCAGCTTGTCCTGCAGCAGGTTCACCAGCACCGTGACGTCACGATCCGAGTGGTTGGACAGCGAGCTGCCGTCGCCGCTGTCGTCGGTCACGCTGATGCCGTCGATCTTGAGTTCCGTGTGGGTCAGCGTGAGACCCATGTGATGCTCACGCCACGGGTAGTTGCACCGCTTGATGTTGGCGGGCGTATAGAAATTCACGGTGTCGTTGTGGGTGTAGCCGACCACATGGTCGTTGACGCCGCCGGCGCCGTAGTCGCCCTTCACCGCGAGCGAGATGTTGCCCTTGCCGCCGGGGAAGGACTTGGCACTGCTCTCCATCAGGCGAAGCAACGGCTTCGCCTGGATCGACTGTTTGAAAGTATCTCCTTTATTGTAATAAAAATCCAACGCCGCGTTAGCGATGTTCGTGAGTTCTCCAGCCGTGAAGGCCATGTGAGTTGATCCACATCAGGAGGCCCGCCGCATGTTCCCCAACGCCGCGACAACTGCTTCCTTCAGGTTGCGCGGCTCGGCATTCGACGTGCCCGTTGCGACATGGATGCTGGACGGAGCTGCCCGCGTGGCCTTCGGCGCGGGACGCGCCTGGGCGAACGTGGCTCTAACCTCGTCATAGGCCGCCTGGACCAGCGCCACCGCCTCTTGCTCTGAACGTGGCGAACCGCGCTCCTGCAACAGACCCTGGGCATAGCGACGCACAGCACCCTGCATGTGGGCGTAGTCGGGGTCACGCTTCCTGATGCCGTCCTCCCACACGTCCACGGCGGAACGGACACGTTCCGTCTGCTGGACCTGCTGGGTGACCGTGGCCGTCTCGTTGACGTCTTTCAGCTTGGCTTCTGCCTGCACGGCGCGATGACGTGTCCGGGTGAGTTCCCGCGCCGTCGCATCGTCGATCAGCCCCTCGTCGACCTGTTTCTGCAGATCTGAGCTGACACGCAGGCCAAGGGCTTCCTGCGCGGCCATGACATAGGGCGTCACGCCGTTAAGAAAACCTTGGTAGTCGCCACGTCGCAGCGATGCCCCGACACCCAGCAGCATGTTGACGTCATCCGGCGCCAACTGATGTTGCTGTAGATACCCCTGTAGCTGTCGGTGTTGAGCGATCTCCGGCTGCAGGGCGTCTAAACTCTGTCGGGCTTCATTGCGCTGCGATAGCAGACGCTCGAACCGCCGACGCGTCTCCGGGCGAAGCTTCTTTAACTCAGCTTCGGTCGGGTCGGCTTCGGTCGGATCGGGTTGAGACGGTTCGGTGGCACCAGGTGTATCACCCGGCTTTCCCGTAGCCGCTGCCTGGTCCTGGGAGGTCTGGTCCTGGGAAGCGTCACCCGCGTCGGTCTGCGAGGGGGTGTCGGTCCCAGGCTTGGTCTCCACGACCTTGCGGACTGCGGCAAGCAGTCCATCACGGTCTGACTGGCGGCTGTCGCCTGACGAGGGCGCTGTGCTGTCTTTGCCTGACGAGGGCGTGGAACTGTCAACGGGCGCCGCCGGTGTGCTGGCAACGCTCGGGGTTTCGACGACGCTGGACGAGGGCGTGTCTGAAGGAGTTGCGGCGTCCGAAGGGGTCGAGGTGGTCTCTGACATCCAGGGCTTTGCCGATCTCGCTGGATCAGCAAAGGGTTATGCCCTTGTGTTGTGTCCGTGTCCAGCGTTTGTCCACAAGACACGGACGAGACACCCAGTTCGGGGGAAGGCGCCGCCAAGGATCACACCTTGACGGCGCCCGCCCTACCGCCGGATGATGATCTTGACGCGGATGCGCAAGACCACCATGATCAACGGCAGGAACCTGTGATGTCCTACCATCACTTGCTCCTTCCGAAACGCCGGCCAGGCCCGTCCTGGCCGGCGTTGTCGTTATAGCGGTGTCATGATCCCGGGCGCAAAAGGCACTTATCGACGATCTTGGTGAGCAGCTCGGTGCGCGCCTCGACGTTGTGTTCGTAGAGCCAG